TTTTGTAATAAAATATCCATTAATATTTTTCTGTGGTTGTCCGTCAACTACTTCATCCATTAAAATTCCAGAAAATGCAGTATCAGATAACCTAAAATCGTCTGACGGTTTATAACGAGCATATACAAGATCTTGTTCTGATATTGAGTCTAATTCAGGCACAGTTAAATCAATATCAACTTCTGTATCTGTAATAATTCTAGTAGTTGCTGGAAATTTAAAATATTGAAATTGGGTATCTAAAACTTTTAAAACTGAGTTAAGCGTTATACGAGTTGATACTGGTTCAATTATAAGAAGCGGGTTAGAATCTGCATCTTCTTGTAATTGTACATTACCAGCTTCATCGCGAGGAACAATATTTGTATCATTAGATGTTACAGTTAAATTTCCTTGATATTTTACTGCCTGTTGTAATTTTACAGGATCTAATAATCTATTTAATCGTATCGGTTTTAACATTATCTAACTACTTTAAAATATACATCATCATCTACAAATTGTTCCGTAAATCCATCCTTGATTTTGAATTGTAAACGATAATATCGTTCTGGCATAAATCCATTCATATCAATGTAAATGTAATTACTAGTATTATCACAACTTACTTTAGTATAAATATCATCGTACGGGATTATGACTTCATCTGTAGCGGCATCTAATATCGAGTAGTATGTAGTTGCTGGTAATCGTTTAACTGTTTGTAACGGAAATAAATTTGTAGGAGATTTTTGTGGATATTTATCTCTCGTATAAATTCGTAATTTAATAATTTCAGTATCTTTATATTCTGGTTTTAGTTTAGTATATACGGTATATGATTCTAAATCTGCAGCCGATAATGTAGATATATAAGTAAAATCATCCCAATACATGATTAATTTAGGAACATATATAGTATGAGTTTCGCGACTAAAGTAATTGATATAACCAGTAATAGTATCATCTGCTTCATTTTCATCAGAAAATTTTAAAATAAAACCATTATTTTCTATAGAAGCACCACCACTACCACTTATCCAGATTTTAATCCCTTCTGTAACATCCAGATATATATCCGTAGGACGATATATGAATGGTTCATTTAAATCTAAACCTGGTTGATAAAAATATGATGAATCAAATGATGATGTATTAAAAACACCAGACCCTGATTGCCACAACCAACTGCCACCAGCACCAGAGCCTGACACATATAATGAGGTTCCTGCTATTTGAATTTGTTGTGAACTAGATATCCATAGCGAACCAGTTTGCAAATCTAATGACCAAGATGCCATGGGTTTTACCCATTGTACTCCATTAGATATAAGTGGAGTAGATGTTAAATAACCCGTACCATTTATCCATGGCTGTGCAACTAAACGAGATTCTAATGTAAAATCAGCTGGCAAATTTTTTGCATGGGTTGTATAAAGTTGTAAAATAAATTTTGCTTGATTTATATTAACACCGTATTTAGAAATAACATTAGTTACTTCTGACATATCAAATTTAACTAAAGCTCTGGATTTTAATAAAGTAGAACCATCGTTTCCTAATCGTTTACCAATTTCTAAAATTTCATCTAATCCAGTATTTGTTGTATCAAACCCTTCATACAACGTTGCATCTTTTTCTGCGTAAAATATTCTAAACATGTATTATTCCTTAAATTCCAGAACCAGTACTTATCATTAAGTAACTCCCACTTCTCCAAAGTTGACCAATAATTAAAGGATCTGTTTCTAGTAATGATGCTGTATACAACAATATTGTACCTTGAACTATAAATGTATCTGAAACATTAACATAATTAGCTGATCCAGATATAACATGTATTTCAGATCCAGTTACATACGAAGCAGATATTGAATTTACAACATATGAAGCGGTTTGTGCTGTTGTGCTATAACTAGTCGAAACTGCATACGAACTAGAAATAGCATTAATACTATAACTTGATGTTGAAGCAAAAGAAGAACTTAACGAAATGCTTGATGTTTCTGCATAACTTGAAGATGTTTCATAATTAATTTCATATGAAGCTGAAACTGCATATAGCGAATATGATGAACTAATCGAATATGAAGAAGATTGTACATATGATGCAGATATCGAATATGAAGAAGATTGTACATATGATGCAGATATCGAATATGAAGCCGAGTCAACATATGAAGCAGATATTGCTCTAGAAGCACTAGTAGAAAAAGATGCAGTTCCTGTTAATGTTCCAATAATACTACCGGTTACATTTAATGATCCAGATAACATTACGTTTTCAACTTCTACACCCATTAATACATCATATATATCAGACACATAACTTGCTGAAATGATTGCCCCGGGGACAATTTGTGCAAAGTTATTAGATAATACGCCCATGATTTACTAATCCTTTTAGTATAAATATACGCGGATTAATAACTTACCACTCTCCCACGTATATCTTGATTAGGAAATTTAACTTCGAAGATACTAGGATCCAATGAAGGATAAATTACTCCATTTCTTGTAGCTGTTTGTAAGTCATAAATATTGCCCGAATATCCGAATGTATCATCATATAAATTTAAAAATTTAACGCCGATAACACTTTGAACACCTTTAACATTTGCTAACGTAGTAGTAATATCAGATTTGATTATAGGTTGATTTATTTGCCAACGATCGATATTAAAATATGATTTTATTGCATCAACACATTTAAGTAATACTTCATTACTATTATAATTAGGCAATACTGAAATTTCAAAATCAATACCAATATTAATTACAAAAGCATCTTTAATATTAACAGCATCAGTTAAGATTCTATAATATCCTAAATAAGTTTTTAAATTTTCTTTGATTGCTGAATTAAGATTTATTAACTGTTTAGATTGATTATATCCCAAAACATACATATTCATTGCTAATGGATTTGCAATACGATTAAGTGATGCATCTTGCTGTGATAATTGATCGTCTGGTATGATATACGACTTTGCAACACTTCCAAATTTTGCTGGCATTGAATATGCACGTATAACATAATCTTCTCGAGTTACTAAACGATTCTGTGTAGCAAATGATGCTAATGCATTATTTTTAACATCAACTAAAGTTTCAGCTGAATTTGCACCCGTTGCTGGTTGAGTATTATTTACGGTAACCGTTGTTTTTAAATAATTACTTAATGATGCATTAGTTGTAGAATTAATATCAGAATCATATTCAATATTATCTATAACCGTTAAACTATTAGCTGTAACATTTTCATCAATTCCGTTTGAAACAACATATGTTATAGTTAATGTTGTGTTCGAAGGCGCTTGTCCATATGTTCTTGTATATAAAAAATTTGCCGGATCTATATCAATATCTATAGCTCGTCGAACATTAGATAAACCATTACCTACGTTATCTGCATTTGGAATAACTTCCTCATCATTATTATCAGAAATTCCAGAACCAAATTGTAATTCTAAACGATTATCACTTCGTAAATTAGTAATAAATCTTTTAGCAGTTTTACGCATTTTCAATAAACTTGGTACTGATGATCTATATTGTGATAATTCTGGATCATTTTCTACTAAATTAGGAACAGATTCAAATATAGTATCTTGTGCTAAATATGGAACTTCATACCAATTATCGCCATCTGTTTCTTGAACTGATATAATTTCAACAATATTTGTATCATTTAATAAAACTTTATCAAATGCAATCGGCGATCCAAATGTAAATGTTTGAGTTTTTATTTCGCCAGATGTTGCAGATACTTTTTTCTTTAATAAAAAATATGTTGGAGTACTAGTAGCGGGATCTACATCATAAACGGAAACTTCTGTGGTATCATATGAAGAAGAAAATGCAAAATTTACCGAATCTAAAGTTCGAAAAACAGCCGTACTAGTTCCAACGCCTGGTCTTACGCGCATTCCTGGTCGTATTGATAATGCGTAATTATAATCAGGTGCAACATTATTTCCTGACCCAGAAGCAGGAACTAATTGATATACATCTAATTCTACACGTGCTGGCGTAGCTGTTTTAGGTTTATAACCCAAAGCTTTGGATAAATCGTAAATATTAGCAGTTTCGACAGCTTGTTCTAAAAATGATTCTTTTAAATTAATATCTGAATAAAAACTTAAAACGTCGCCTACATACGCAGCCATTTCTAAAAATAACATACCTGGAGATGCTGGAGAAAAATCTGTGTAAGTTGTCGGAAAATATTGCCTAGAAAAGTCAATTAGATTTTGTTTGAATTGTCCAAAATCTTTTCCTATATATGATATGTCTTTTTTCGTTTCCATGTTTATTCAGTAGTAATTATATTTCCATTATCCGTAACAGCTATTTGAAGCGTATCTGTATACGCATTAGTAATCACATATGTAATTTTTATTATGACCGAGTGCTCTAAATTTGGATCATCATCGGCTGTAGTTATTTGTATATCAATCAAATCTAAATCAGGTAACCAAGCCGAAAATGCATCGGATATAGAATCAGCAATCAACGGTTTTAATTGATCTAAATTAGGTTCAAACACTAAATATTTGAGATCACATCCAAATGATAACCATTGTCCTGTTCGTTCCCCAGGCACAGTTAGTAATAATGATTTTACATTTTCTTGAGTTTGTTGAATAATATCATAATTAGATGATAATACCGATTCTGCACTTTCAAAAGAAACACCTAAACCAAAAATAGGTCTTCCTAAATCAATGTTAGATATCGGTATTGATTGATATGCCATTATTTACCTTTCTTTTTATCAATTGCTTTCATTAGTGCAGAATAATCTCTAGTCATTGCTTTTGCAACAATCGGATCAACTTCAAATGTTTTACCCGTTTCTGGATCATTCATTACTGCTGGTGCAGCTGGTTGTTGTCCTGAACGAATCATTCCAAATCCTTGAGCGTCGACGGATGAAAAACTTAAATCTCGATAATTTTCATTCATCATTTCGGAAAAACTAGAAACTGACGGACTGCCTTCTTTCATTGAAGTCGTTTCATTTAAAATATCTGCAAATCCGGTACGTTGGAATTGTACTTTATTTTTTGTTGATTGTTGCGTAACCGATTTACCTGTTGCACGATTTACATGCGTAGGAGATGCAGATTTCATTTCATTGATAGTAGATTGCAACCCTTCGCGAAGAATTTCAGTTAATTCTTCTTTAATAACATCGCGTACGGCTATTTTTAGTGCTTTTATTAATGTTTTTGAATCCATATGATAACTTTATTAATAAATATGAATAAATGTAAATTTGATTAGATATTAACGCCAGTACCCCACCCATTACTGGTTTTAGGTCCATAAATTATTTGAGAATCAGCATCTACATAATAATCTCCTATATCTCCTAAATCTTTTGCAGGAGCTGTTAAGCCGGATAAAACTTTACTAGGAGCTTCTTTTAAATTCTGCAATACGTTTAATTGCGATTCTAATAACGTTCGTATAAGATCTAATCTACTTTGAATATCATCATCAGATACATTAATTTCTCTATAAAATAACGAAGGGAATCTATTAGATAATGCGTTATCTGATAAATTATTTAAAGCATTTTGTATATCTGCAGTTACATTGAATGTTTCTGCATTACAAATTGATGATAATTTTGTAACTGCTTTTGCTAATAGTTGATTAATTCTACCAAAATTAATGTTAATAGCAGATATCATTCCTTGCAAGGAAGAAACCGATGATTTACAATTTTTTCCTAAATTATCAAATGTTGATATTAATTTAGACACCGGACCGGTAGGTACACCTGGTACAGCCGGAATAGCTAATTGAATAGTTGACAATGTAGATGCAACATTGGATACTGTAGTAATTACAGGTAGTATTTGATTAACCGTGTTTAAACCTTGTTTAATTGTTTGTATAGTGTCATAGATACTTTGCAATTTTTCTTTGGCTGCTACTACTTTAGGATCATTACATTTTGCTGAACCTGGTATTAATTCTAATTGTTTAATAAATTCTTCTACCGATGAAGATAATGCATCAACCTGATCCATTAAGACAGGTATTATTCGTTTAATTAGATTTGCCGGTATAGTTGTTCCTAGTGCCATTATGTATTTAAACTATTATTTTTATACGTATCTACTTGAATATTATCATTTGTTAGCTGTTGAAATAAAGTTTCAGCATCAGGTAAACTATCATATAATGGAGTGCATACAACGCCACTAGAATCAGCAAATCCAATTTTTACTATAGTAACTAATTTTTGAAGTAGTTTTACAACAGCCCCGGAATGAAGTAATGGTTCTTTAGATGTAGATGACCCTAAATAAATTTTAGGTGCATTGATTTCTATGCTGCGTTTTCCGTCTAAAAGAATAGAATCGGATTTTGATTTTAAAATAACTCTATCAGCAATACCAATAAATTGCGAATTGGAAAAATTAGAAACAGATATAGTATCAGCTGATACTGGATTATTTGTAGTTAAATTATTTATACGCTGTGTACTAGTTAAATAAATTGATGCAGAATCCTTTTCTATATCCTCAGTTACAAGGCGTGAACTTCTAACTTTACTATTAGATAATATTATAATTGGATCTCCAATATTACCAGAATAATTTGGTAGTGAATCAACAACTGCAGTTTTTGTATCAATTGAACTGCCAAAACGAATACTATTTCCCCATCGACCTTCAATAGTTAAATCACCCTCATATGATTGTAAAATTGAAACTGTTTTTTCTTTAAAAGTTTTTCCTGGTAATGATTCATCGGTATTAGATTCACTTAATCCGGTAAGCGAATTAATATTTGTATTTGATAATACGGATAGTGTTGTTAAATAATACCAACATGGTATTAATTTGTCAATATTCGAATCATCTCGATATCCTTGAAAAATTAAAACTTGTTCTCCAACTAATGGAATTTTTCTAGAATTGATATCTGCAGGACGTATATCTGAAATTATAGGTTGATATGGATCTGGAGATATTATTTTGCAATCAATTTCGTATCTATGTATCAAAGAATTAGTAGATCCAACTTCTGCGTTAAGTGACGAATCGCGTTCTTTATTTAAAGTATACGTTTCTCTGTTAGTTATACTAATAACTTCAGCAATATAAAATGATATTGGAATAGCATATTGGTTATTCATCAGAACCTAACTTTTCTTTTGCTTGATTTATTTTTGTTTGTAAAACTTGTTCTTCGTAATCTAGTTTACGTAAATCTTCGATTTCATCAGTTAGTTCTGTTTCTAATGTAGATTCTGCAATTTTTATCAATTGCATTTTTTCTTCATCACTTAACAAAGAATCAGCACCTGCAATTGTTTGTTTAGTTGAAATATAACGTTGTACAATTGCAGTTAATTTTACAAGATGATCGTCATTTTTAACTGCTACATCTAAATATTCTTTGATTAATGGTACAATAATTGTAGCATCTGATGCATTTCGTATCAATGGCTGTAATTGTGCAATTAATTGAGAAATTTGTCGGTCTTTCTTTTTGCTGTTATGGTAGACATCAGACATCAAGTCTGCAAAAGTAGTACCTTTAAATAGTTCTTCGTTTTTATCCATTTTAATAACATTTATATAATATAAATATTAAAACGGCAATTTTATGAAGTCTGTTTGTTCGTATTCTTTAAATTTGGTTTCGTAAATTTGTTTTAGCGTTTTGATAACCCGCGTAATATTCGTTGTTTCTAATCCCGTACGCTCTCGTATAAAAATATACAAAGCTTTTTTATTGAAGTCTTCTATATTTTCTCTAGTTTCAAAAATATGAAGAATTGAATCAGCAACATGAATATCTGTAGAATTATTAAAAATATAATTCAAATTATCATAACAATATGCAATATACGCATCCATGAAATAATGAATTGTTTCTTGCATTTCACTATTATGGATTTCAGTCATGATATTACGTTGTTCATCAATATCTAATGTTTGTGTATCTTGTTTTAGTTTAGCATATCCTTTTTGATTTTCTGCAATTAGATAATTGAAAGAAGTTCTAGTATAATATGAATAT